TGCCGATGCAGTACGGCATCCTGTTCAGGCGTGGGATAAAGAGCAAAATTATAACGACGCACTGGCATAATCTTGTGTCTCCCATTGTTAGCGGGACATAATACATATTATGTTCGTATGTGTCAATGGGGATTTGGCATAATTGTGTCTCCCATTGTTAGCGGGACATAATATATATTATGCTCATATGTGTCAATCGGATAAACAAGGGTTAAGCAATTCTTCTAAAATTGCCATTCTGACGAATAAACCATTTTGTGCCTGTTCAAAATAATATGCTCTTGGATTTTTATCAACATCTAGAGGGAGTTCGGAATTCCTTGGTAATGGATGCATTATTATACCATGTTCTGGCATCATATTTGCCATATCATTAGTAAAAACCATATAATTTTGAATATAATGCCCACGTTCGTTTTGATTTCTTGTAATATAAATTACATCAGAATCAGCGATATATTCTTTATTTATATCGTATTTTATTTCCACATCTGGAGTATTTGGTGTATCAATATTTTTTAATTCATTTACAAAATCTAAACATTGTCCATATGGATTTATAAAACGAATAAGTTTAACATATGGAAACTGTTTAATTAACTTAGCTAATGAATGGACTGTTCTGCTACGGGCATTATCTCCGATAAATGTAATAGTTAAATTATTGAGATTGGGAAATTTTTCCATGATAGTAAACATATCCAGCAATGCTTGTGTAGGATGTTCACCTTTTCCATCACCGCCGTTTATTACTGGAACTAATGAGTTTTCTGCTGCAATATATGCTTCTCCTTCATTTTTAAAACGCCCAACAACTATATCGCAATATCCGCTTATAACGCGGAAATTGTCAGATAAATTTTCTCCTTTTTTAAATGACGAAAATTCTCCAGCATTCTCACTACCGATAACATTTCCGCCAAGATATATCATGGCAGATTCAAAACTTAATCTTGTTCTAGTTGATGGTTCGAAAAAATGTGTTATTAGAAGTTTTCCTTTTAATTTTTCAGAAAAAAACTGATTAGATTTCAAACGAGCGTTCTTTATCTCGGAAGATCGTTTGAATATTTTTGAGATAAATTTCTTATCTATATCATTTATACTTATTAAATGTTTCATTACCATATATCCGAAATAGGTTTACCACTTAATTCTATTTTTGTTGGAGATAAAATAACACAAATAGGTCCAGCTTTAACTTGATTTCCATTACGATCTTGTTTAATTCGATGTGTGTCTAACGGAACCACAAGCATATCCTTGTTACCTAACGATGGTATTATAAACGATCCGTTTGGATATGTCATCTTTAATTTTACTTTTAAAAATTCAATCCGAAAACCATCTATGGGATTAATACAAAAAGCTGGCATTGTTCTACCAAGTAAATTTTCAATAGGTAAACAATCTACTGTATCGAAATCACTAACTAATATACACCAAGGGAAAGGAACAACTAAATTAAATTCACCTACCATTAAACTAGCACTACCGCATTCTATTTGTTCATAACTAGTAGCACGTTCAAAAAAGAAATCTGGATTTTTGTAATCTCTAAAACTTAATATACTATAATGAACATCAGTTCTTATAATGTCAGTGTCAATTATTTCATTATTCGATGAAAGTATTTTCACTAGTAATCTACCTCTATAATTTCGTATGGATATCTATTATCTTTATATATTCTTTCTACTTCTTTAATATGTTTTGATGAAAATTTAGCATCAGAACTTATATGATAGATATTAACATTATTTTTATCATCTGATTTACGAAGACCTCGTCCTATACTTTGAATAACCGGAATATTATTTTTTCCTGGTTCAATTAATACTAGATTAAATAATCTAGCAATATCAATACCTGTACTAGCTATACCATATGTACATATCAATATAGCATTATTCTTATTATTAGTTTCTTGATAAATTTTATGTCTATATGAACCTTTATCATGGCCACTAAGACCTATAGCTTCTGGGATATTCTTTAGTAGAGCATCTTGATATCCATGATTTCTAACCAAAACTAACGTATTTCCATCGTTAGAAAATTCTTTTATAGATTCGGCAAGATGTTGAATTCTTTTCTCATTTTCCCATTGCCATTTAATTTCATCTATGTAATAAAAATGGGTTTTTTCTTCATATTCTGGTCTTTTTTTATCCAAATACTTTAAAATGAAAATGGTGCAATACGCTAAAAATCCAGATTTTTGTAGATCGTGTGCTTTTTTCTCAAATATTACAGGTCCTAAAGCAGATATTATTTGATACTTAGATAAATCATCTTCAGGCATTGTACCCGTCATTCCAATTCTAATTGGAACATTTTTTCCTGGTTCGATTAATAATCTATGTAATACTTTAGCATCTGCACTATGGCATTCATCAACTATAACTGTAATAACATCAGCAAATAATTCTGGCGTGCTTTCTAAAGATTGCCATGTTGTTACAGTAACATGATTTGGTTCATGAAATTCGCCAAAAAAAACACCACAATCAGTCATTCCCATAGCTTGAATAGTTGATTGTGTTTCAAGAACCAAATCAATCCTAGGAACAATAATTAATACTTTTCCATAACTATAATATAGCTGAGTTAGTCCAGCTGTTATGATAGTCTTACCGCCGCCAGTTGCTAAAACTATTATACCATTACCATAAGAAGTAAGTTTATTAATAGCATCAACCTGATGATCTTCCATTGTACCTTTAAATCGTTTATATTCATATCCCTCAAATAGATCATTACCAATTTCAGATACATTTATATTATAATTGAATCGTTTATCATTAATATGAATTTGGTATCCTGCATTTATTATATCAGGAAGAATCTTATCAAGTAAATGTCTAAAAGTTTTTCCACTTTGTTTTAATAAAGAAATTTTACCATTCCAGCGTTTAGCTCTCACTTTCTCCATATATCGAGCATTTTTTACGCTAAACGTAAGTTTATCTATTATTTTTTTAAGAGTATGTTCATCTATACCCTTTAATCTTACGTTAACTTCGTCATCAACTTCTATTATACAATTTTTCATAGTAAATTATGATAAAGTTTCTGGGTTGGTTTCCTTTGTTGCATCGATAAACGCTTCATGTTCGCCGGCTGCACGTATTTTACTAATAGAACCGAGAATTATTCCACGATTTTTTAATTGTTCATTAAGTTTATCAAGAGACATTTTCCAAAGTTCTAATGTTAATTGTAGGTCAACGAGAGCTTTTATATTTGTATCAGCTGATAATATAGTATCTATTTCAGTTTTTTTCAAATTGCCATATTCATTTTTACCTTCAGAACTTAAATACCATAATTTTTTTTTAGCTTTTTCATGTTTTATTGTTTCGTCTAACCACTTCCATATCATTGTGCAATCAGTTAAAGCATCACCATAAATCCTGAGTAATCCGGCTTGCTGTTCTAGTAAATTACCAAGATAGCCTCGAAGATCAAGATATTTCTGTCCATCACGATGGATAGCACGATAGTATTCTATCGCATTTACTATCTTATCTAAATCTTCAACAACTTCTGGATACCAAAATTTTATATTAATTTGAGACATTTACTCCATTTCTTCCATATTTTCATCAAAAAGTAATTTATCAACTTCTTCTTCTTTCAATTCTGTTCGTTCCGGAATCGGGATTAACAATAGTTCTTCGGCATATTTTGTAAATTCTGATTTACGAAATTTTTGTTTTGTTCCATCAGGTCGAGAAAATTCATACCATCCTTGAGATGGTGATATTATAATATTATCTTCTAGCATCATATCAAATAAACCAGAATATTTATCGATGCCTTTACCATAAACAGCCTGAAGATCGATACGTTCAAATGGTTTAGCATATCTAGTCTTTAATGTCTTAGCAGAAACTTTTACACCTATAATATCCTTCATTTTTTCCGGTTCATTACTTTGTGTTAACCAAGGAGCATATTTTTTAGTCCATTCATTAGTCATTTCGCTTTTAGTTAACATTAGAGATTGTGCAGCAGTGAACACAGCTTTCATACCACCAGAGATTTTATGAGATGGACCATACATATCTTGGTTCATATAAACGTGCATTACACCTGTAATACAAATTCTTAATCCCTCTATCATTCCTTTTGTTCGAACAAGAAAATCTCCAAGTTGTTTAGCTTTTTGTCCCATATCAGATGTTAAATCTTTTTTACCTTTATTTTGTTCTACCATAGAATCTGTAATAAGATGAGAATAAGAATCAAATACTACAAATAATGGAGGAAGTTGTTTTGTAAATTCATCCTCTCGCCACATTTTAACAAATTCTGCCATAACAGAAAGTGCATCTGTAAATGTGCAGATATGTACACGACGAAAACAAGTATCGCTCGTATCAACACCAATTCTAGAAAACCATTTTATGCTTTCTATTTTATCAGATACTGCACCTTCGACATCAAACCATAATACAAAAGCATTACGTTTTTTTTGTTCAATAGATGCCATTTGAGCCAATAATAAACTTTTACCACTTCCGCTTTCACCATAAAGTCCAAATTGGCTTCCATAAAGAATGCATTTGTGATAATCATTAGATAATTTTCTATTTAATGCATAAACACCACTATCGGTCCATAGATTCATATCAACGAAACCAATACGAGCATCTGTCTTCTTATTTATAATAGAAAAAACTGATTCTATTTTCTTATGTATATCATGTCCTGCCATGTTAATTACATGTATCCTTTTCTTTTGATTTACAAGGAATATTAAAAATAATATAATCTGCTAAATCAATTCCACAATTCGCACAAATTCTTTTTGGATTCGTGCCATACCCAAAAAAATCATGTTGTTGTTTTTCTTTATTTTTTCTTATGGGTGAATATAAAATATCTTCTTTCATGTTTTAAGATGGTGCAATAATATTTCATATTGCACCATCATTATTATGATTATACTGAAGCTATTTTTGTATCACGAGATTTGATACGATTAACAACTGCACGAACTTGTTCTGCTGTCTTGGTAGGTGTAACAGAAGTCATAGAAATCACTTCTGGTTCATCTATTTCTGCTTCTTCTATTTCTTGAGTTTCAAGCCGTCCTGATGTTCTTAAAGCTGTTAAAACATCATCGGGAGAAACAGAACCACGACCAACAACATCGCTTCGTGATATTTGTGAAATTAGATCATTATCATCATCCATACCAGTTTTAAAAATTTTTACGGTAGTAAAATGATCTTCCCAATCTGGATTCCAAATTTTCTCACCTTCAATTGATAATCTCACGATTTCAGCAAGAAGTTGATACTCTTCGTCAGTTGGGCGCTCCGGAAGAAAATCTGTCAAATCAAACAGACCATACTTTGCAAGAGCATCTAATTGTTCTGTAGTTAATGGGGTTGGACCCATTCTACTAAAACCGGACCCTTCATTATAACGCGGCCATTCACCACTTTGTGTCTTTTTAATTACAAAATTAGTTCCTAGTTTACCATGGCAAGGCCAATATTCTAATTTTGTTTCTGGGTCATCAGACTTAAGTGTACTTGTGATAACATTGATAATTTGTTTAGTTATTTCTACCGGACGTATGGGATTTTCTGGAGGGTCTTGCTCTAAAAATGGAGATCGTATAACAAAACATTGTGCTATACCCTCTCCTCTATGCCAATGATATGAAGCCTTTGCCCTAACTTGTTTAGATTCCTCTTCACGTCCAAGCTTCTTAAGCTTATCTGATTCATCAAATAACTCTTTAGCTTGCCTTAAAACAAGATCATCTTCTGTCTTACATTTTGTATACATTTGCATAGCAGGAATGGGAAGAACAACCTCTGAACCATGTTTCTCAGGATTTTCAAAACGAAGACGAATAATCTTCTTTGGCAACCAGAAATCTGGTTGAACCTCATTTTCAGAAATTTCTGAAGAACCAGGAAGAAAACGGAGGGTACAAGTCTGCCCATATTCCATATTCTTATAACGATAAAAAATATTTCCACCAGAACCGCGAGATGACAATGTATGCTTTAACTTATCTAAAGAACCAACAGCTGTCTTATCATCCATCATAAAGTCAATAAAATTTACCATTTTACTTTTCTCCTATATATTTTCGCATGACATATTTCTTCTAACATCGATACAATAAAAATAAATTTAATGTATCATTATTATTTAGTCTCGTGCTTGGTAATAATTTAGATTTTTTAGTTTCGATGTCAATAAAATAATTTTTTAAGTACCTGTAGAACCAAAACCGCCATTTCCTCTATATGTATCAGAAAGTTCTTCGACATATTCTATGTCAACATCTTCAACCTTTTCAAATAATATTTGTGCAACCCTGTCGCCTGGATTAACCCAATACTTAGAAGTAGAAAGATTAATCAAATTCGTCATTACTTCTCCGCGATAATCAGAATCAATAATTCCAGGAGAATTAGTTACTATAATACGATGTTTCGCAGCCATTCCAGAACGAGAAACAACTTTTCCTACATAACCATAGGGAATTTCAAAACATAATCCCGAAGGGATTATAGAATGTTCTTTTGCACCAATACAAATTGAATTATTTATTGCTGCATAAAGGTCAAAAGCTGCACTACCAGGCGTAGCACGCTGAATTTCTGGAATATTCATTCCATGATTTAATCTTTTTATCTTAATAATAGGCTTAGAAACTTCTAAAACAACATGTTTTTCATTATCTTTTATATCATATGATTTCTGTATCGATTGATCATCAACTTTCTGTTTATGTATTCTCATATGAGAAATTAAACCTATTTTAGAAGTAAGTTCTTTTTTGCATTCATGACAAAAAAATATTTGTTTATTTTCGTTCGAATTTTGTGATGATTCTTCCATTTAATCTATCTCATAAAAATAATATAAAAAACATGTAGTTCTTTTGGACAAAAAAATCAAGTACGGTTTATCCTATTATGGCAAATGGTTTATAATTTGAACCATAAATTTCTTCTGCATCGCTAGTATTATAATTTTCCGTGACATCAAATAATAAACGATCTTGAATATCATAATCTTGAACTTTTAATTCTTCTATCATCTGCATTAAAAGAACTACTGACATTACAATATCATCTTTTGAACCTGGTTTTGCAGCATAAACTCCAGCTCTTCTTTGAACAAATGTCTTTAATTGACTCACTAGATAACGAGAACGAGGAATAAAAACATTACGTTCAATTAATGCTGCCATATCCAAACAACGATTTTTCTTATTAGAAGATGTCAATCTTATTCCGCGTAATTTATTACCACGTGAATCTATTAAATAACCAGGAATTTTATTTTCATATTCAATCTCGATAGCATTAAGAATTCCTATACCAATACCATTACATTCTACAGAATAATAAATTTGCGAACGGTTATTATGATCTGGATCATTTTGTTGTATTTTAAAAATACGACGTATAGTTCTATAAAGCATTTTTGCTTGTTCAGCTTGATGCGCTAAATTTGAATTCCATTCTGCCACTTGAATAAAGTTCGGGAGTTCTATAACCTGAATACAAGCATCATCTCGTCCAACTCCTTCAGAAGGATCAAGTACAACACCATATGAAGTAGATGGTTTTATTTCTTCATACCATCGCATTCCCCATCTATCAACAAAACGAGGTGGTCGAACAACAGAATTTAATGCTAAAAGTTTTGTAGCGCTAATAAGTGTGGGATTGTCTGTTAAAAATTTGCATTCGTAATCCCGACCCCATTGTTCTTCAGAATAACCAGAAGCTAAAACACTCTTTTTAAATTCTTCATCACGACCTGGAATAGCATCCCACGGAACATGAAATCCCCAAAACCCCTGCACCATATCATCTTTATTGTCTTTTTCTATAACATCGTTTTTTATATTTTCATCTTCCCAAAATGTTTCATAGTCAGGTTCATTAACATCTTCTTCACTCATACGTTTTGTATATGATGTATCACCGGAAAATTTAGATTGACGGGAATTGAACCAAATTTGAGCAAATTTGTCTTCATCAGTATTTGCTGTAGAAGTAATAATACATCGGCAATCTTTAGAACTAGTAATTGTCGGGAAAATAGAAGTCCATAATCCTTCTGAAATATTAGGAGGAACATATGCAAATTCATCAAAATAAAATAGATTAACAGGATAACCACGACCTGTGTTTTCAGTAGTAGTTTCAGCAATTACTTTAGAACCATTTTCGAATTCAACACTCATAACATTCCAAGATTTCACTCCTGGTTTTAACCACCATGGTAATTCCTCATACATAAATTTAAGACGGCCCATAATTGCTTTAGCAAAATCCGCTTTATATGAAGCAATTAAAATTGTTTGATGTGGTTTAAAAATTGCCCACCAAAGTAAAAATGCAACTGTAGTTTCTGTATTATGTGAAAGAACCCCATTAGTATAATATAGATGATCCTGTGTATCTAATTGCACATCATACATATGAACCTTAATACCTAAATTCTCCACTAATATAACCTTTTCGATACCATTATCAGTTTTTATCAAATCATTAGGAAGTAAATCTTGAATCCATGCAGTGTCGCCATTATCTCTAATTACAAGATGCTTATCAGCAGCAATAAGTTCATGTGTTTCTGTTTTTAATAACCATGTTTGATATGGAATTGTTCGAAATATATTATTAACTCGTCCGAAATCTGATTGAAAATCACAGATTTGAACATCTGTAAACTTTTTAATATTATTATTATCAATATTTTCAGATTTTCTATGATCAGAATCAATACACCATAAAAATAATTTTATGATAAAAATCAATATTTTTGCAAAAAATCTAAGCATTTTAACGTGCTTGTACTTATCCAGTTAACGCTCAAGACCACAACATATTGTGATTCAAAATTTGCCAGTAACCTTCGATAGAAGGTGCAGCACCACCTAAACGTGATGTTGTAATATTATTTACAACACTATACCAAGCTTCACGGCTATATTTGCACTTTATAATTTTTTTGCATAACGTGCAAGTATAACTAATACATTTTCTAATTTTGATATACATCTATGTTTCCAAGATAGATTAAATAAATCACCAATCATTTGTTTATTTCCATTTATACATATTAAGGTTCTATAAAAACAACATTTACCTACCTGACGACTTAGCAATGTAATTGTCTTTTCGTGATTTAAATAATGAAGAATTAATTGTTTCTGATAGTCATAGAGATTGAAAAGCATTTGACCGCCTTTCGTAGAAATAATCCAACAATATTTTGTGATAAAATGAATAGGGTCTTTAGGACATCTAACAATTAATTCATATTTTTGTTCTTCGGTATAAGGTGTTTGATATCCCGCTGGTTTAATTTTACCACCTTGTTCTTCTGATCTAAACACAACAATTCTCCGTTTCCAGCTGTCCACGGCTTATCTATTGACGAATATGACAGTATTTATAAACGTAAAGGAAAAAAAGTCTATGTTTTCAATTATTTCTTAGTTTGATCAAAACTTTCAACCAGAACAACAAGGGAATGTAACCTAGAATTTTCTGATTCATGAACGATTTTTGGATTTTTTACTTTGAATCTATCAAAAAATGGATTACCATCTGGACGGGTAAGAAATGGACCTTCAGCTTTAAAATATTTCTTACCATCATCAATAAATGCTTCTATCATATAATAACCTTTTTTCATTGGTTTTCCAACAACAATTTCAAGTCCACGTTGTGTTGTAAAAAAACATTCATAAACTTCACGAGTAATTTTCATTTCATCACGAGTATTACGTTCTTTTTGTAATTCTTTGATGAAATTTCCAAGACGTTTTGTTCCAACCAATTTTTGAGCATCATCACTAGATACTTCTTTTGGCTTATTAATAAGATCAATATCACTTTCTGGAATAATCTTCAAATGCGAAACATGTATATGAGCATCCATGGCCAAAGTTGATAAAAATCCTTTGGTTATTGGATGACCTGTAATTACTTTAATTGCATAAGTTGGAGAATTAGGCTCATTAGGAAACATATCATTATTTTTAGATAGCGGCTTATAGGATTCACATTCCATTGATTTTATTTTATATGGAAGTAAAGAAATTCTTATTTTTGCACAAATTTCTGGATCATGTATATTAGCTGTAGAATAAATGTGATAAACAAATTCATCTTCCTTTTCAGCTAAAATCTCATAAAATGTTTTTGTCATTTTTTCCCTAATTTATTAATTGTGTATTTGTGCCAACTAGATACACAAGACCACGATGGTCCCGTGTTTTTTAGATTTGTGCACTACCATATAAACGTGGTATTATTATTTACAGCACTATGCTCAATAACGTTCTTATCCAATTGGCATAAACAAACCTCTTTATCGAACGAGACCTCAGACCACGGCGCGATGGAGCGGCGGGACTGTCACCTTCATCAGGCTGTTTTTTGTGATAGGTCACTATTTTCCCGGATTTCCGGTTCGTTCAAACGATACACGCCCGCTAAGCGCGAAATCTGAGCCTTCAAAGCCTCTCGCTTTTGCTCGCTCCATTCACTGACCGCGATGCGGGAGTTTTCAAGCTGTTTGTCCAACCATGTCTGCTGCTTCATGGAGTGCTCCTTTTGTTCATCTATTCGGTTTATTAGATCAATTCGTCCTTAACTTGGAAGATTTGGTTTATTTATTGGATAAGGAAGCCTATATTTTGGATTATATTCAGGATTAGATTTTTTATAAGAGAGCAAATGTTTAATAACCTTTTTTAAAAATATAGTCCATACTTTGCGAGCACCGATATTAATTTTATTAATTGTTCTTTCATCTTTCCATTTTCTATATCTGAGCATTTTTAATGCTAAGTTTTTAAAATAATTTTCATAACTCAAAAGACTGTAAGCTTCTGAAGGAAAAATTCCAGATTGCAAATCTTTTATTACTGAATCAATGTCATTATTAATTTGATATTGCTTAATATCTGGATCATGAGCATACATATTATGAATTATAGACGCAGCAGCACTAGCAGCATGTGCTTCTATTTCATGATCAGTACCAAAATATTCTATCCATTCTAAATCATCTATATTTTCTTCATTTTGAAGACGAGAAGGATGACCTCTATTTCCTATGTTTTTATTAGGATTTCGTTTCTTCTTTTCTGGTGTATAAGAAATACCATAATTATAACCACTACCTTTACTTAAATATTTTCTGGTTCTCTGTTCCAGATGTGTTGTTTCATGAACAAATGTTGGTAATATATTACTAAGAAAATTCTCTAATGAATATGGTGGTTCGCTTTCACCAAAAAATTTCTTAGAAAAATAATAAATTATATAATCTCTCGCAGCTTCCCAAAGTTTGTTGCCATCAGCAAAAATTTTTATACCTTGGCCAATAAGTCCTTTATCAACATTTTTAAAATGATATTCTGGATTTTCACTAAAAAAACCTCCACTAGTTTTAGGTTTACCAGATTTAAATTTTGCATTTATATCAATATCGACAATAATATATCTTAACCAATAAAGATTCTTCTGTTTTACATCAGAATATAGTGATCCAGGACTATACATTTCAATTTTACCAAACATATTTTCAATATAAGATTTTATAACATTCTGTAATACATTTTCAATAGTATATTTGAAGGTAGATATAATATGATCATATTTTTCATCTTTTTCTTTATCAGAAAACCACAATATTTCATGAATTTTATCATAAATTTTAATTTGATAATTTTGTGAATTTTCATAAGATTCTATATCATTATTTTTTTTATATAAATTTAAGTAATATTTCTGTTTTTTGAAAATCGATGGATCAAGCAATGGTTTAATATCATGCTCAAAAATATATTCTGCCCATTCAGGAAGTTTTTTTAAAATAGCATCCCGAGCAATCTGATAAAGCGGAGCTTCGATTTTTTCAAGAATTATTTGTTGTATTTTCATCGATAATCTCAGCTTGATATTTTTTGATAAGTTCTTCTCTATTATAAAAATTATTTGTTACTGGTCCATTTACAGCAACGGAACCTGATTTGTTTTTAGTAAAAGAAGCAGCCTTCATTTTTAAATCTGCTGATTTAATTTGTGTATTAACCCGTAATTCAAGAAGTTTATTCGTAGCTTCTAACATCTTAGCATTTACTTCAATAGCACGAGCTTTATATATTGGTGGTAATACATTAACTTCCATTAAATTTTGTTCAATAGAAGGAATAACTATCTCAGTAAGATATTCAGTGATTCTAGATGTATGTTCAATTCTTTTAAATTCTTCTGTAATATCAGGTAAATCTGCATTATCTATTAGAATAATATCTGTATCATCAGGAATCGAAACAACAGATTTTTTATTTTCATTATCTTCGTTATCATCAAATTCATCATCTTCAGGAATCCGCATTCCTAACATACTAGCAACTTTTGTATTGATTTTATCAAATTCACTCATTTATAATTTTCCGTCTTCTAACTGATTTGTTCTCTATTTTAGATTTTTTTGATTTAATATCTATATTAGGAAATAATTCTGCTTCGGTTAATACTAAAAATTTAACATTACCTCGACGTTGACACCATGCCATAGCAGCATTCCATTTAGCCATATTACGAAGAACAATAGCTTGATCTACATCACTTTTAGCATATTCTTTAAGACTTTCCTTTAATGGTTTAATCTCAATTAATGAAGTATTAATACCACCATCATTCGTTTTAACACTTATAAGAAAATCTGGAAGATAAATTGTTTGTCTTCCAGAAATAGGATCAAAATAAGGAATACGACACGGCTCGTATGCCCATTCTAAACAATCTGGATTAAAATCACAATAACGTATTGCAAATGCTTCTTCCCATGAAGATTTTAATATAATCGGATAATTGCCCGAATATTTGTTCATGTTAGATGGAATATATTTTCGCCGTTTAGCCATAATAATATTTATACGTGCTTATCCGGTTGACGCCCAAGACCACAACATATTGTGATTCGGCGTTTTCCAGCTTCCCTCAACAGGAGGCGTGCTACCGCATGAACGCGGCATTGTGACAGGTCGCTCCGTCACACCACTACACCCAACTTCACGTATTGTTCGAGCCGAGTTCACATCTCGGCTATGACATGTACCACATTCCGAACATACCCAAAGTCTCATTCGTAAGCCTGCGATACCTTTAGGGCCACTGTGTGCTTCACACACAGAACAGGTTACGGTCGTGAATCTCTCGTCAACTTCCACATACCTATCCTGACATTTGTAAGCCAAAAAAGAGCGGAAAGTTGACCAGCCAGCATCCAACACGGACTTTGCCATCCGTGTGTTAGCCAGTTTAAAGGAATTAACATTACCGACGACGATTAGCGCGTGTCGAGCCGCCAGTTTTGTTGTTATTTTATGCAGAAAATCTTTGCGACAGTTAGCGATCTTTTTGTGGATCACTTTTACCCGTCGTTTTTGCTTGGCACGTT